CCTCAACACCAATATCTATAACTTTTGCAGATGATACAACAATGTAATCATTTATCATTCTATAATTTGATAAATAATTTGCAATATTATCTGTTAAGAATTTTGAATTATCACTAATTAACTTTCCATTTAAATCATAAGATAAAACAAGAACTTCAATCTTATTATCCACTTCTTGAATTGCAACTTTTGCTGGTGCACCAAATTGGGCTGGCATATTTCTAATTATTGCCTCATAATCGTTTATTGTTACTGCTCTTTTTTGTGCTGCAAAATTGAACGAAACAAAATTTCTAACTTCCTCCGTAGATGGTAATCCAGCACCCCCAATTGCTGGAAAGTTATTATTGACTCTCAATGAATTAACTACAGCTGCTTCTTGGGCTGGATTTCCTGCATTTATTGTGAATACATTTGTCCCAATTTGATTTATTGTATTTGGCCCAAGATTTGTATTTAAACCACCACCAACTCTATACTGAACAAACAATGTGCTATTAGGTTTTAAAGTTCTACCTAATGAGAAATTATTCAAATAATTCTGCAACATTGGTAATTGCCCTGTTGTTGTAAATTGGTTTAATTGTTCCAATGCTGTATTAACTCCATTTCCAAATGTTAATTTCTTAAACCCTTCTGCTGTAAATTCACTTATAAATCTATTATCTGTTTGAATGTATTTACCAACTTTTATACCAGCATTCCCAGTATCTTTTGTTTGGTCAATAATGAAAACCCTATCTTCTGCCAAAGAATCAACCTCATACCATTTATTTGTTTCACCAATGAATTCTGATGATGGTGGAACTGTACTTATTTGTCCATCTTTCAATAATACACTTGTTATACCCAAAACATTCTTATCTGGTAAGAATAATTCAAAAAATGGTCTAACATCTGATGGTGTTATAACTCTTTTTAATACTTTTGTTGTTCCATTTATAACTGGTTCTCTTTTTGTTAATGTGTAATTAATTATAGTGTTATTTAATTTGTTTGGTATTACAGTTAAATTACTTACACCTTGTGTGCTATAAGTTGATTTAAAATCAATATCATTAATTGTTTCAAATGAAACTCCATTTCCAAAAACTTGTGCTCCTCTTTGTAGAACACCTGCATAATTATAATCTGGCTGATCCCCAGATACTGGAACAGTTATTGAAAAATCACATAAGGTTAATGAAGCTCTTTGCCCTGGTATTTTTAACCCATAAGTTCTTGCTATATTATAGATAGATGATTTTTGCTGTGCATATTGCAATACTGTTTCTTGTAAACTTCTATCAATATGATAATGCAAATTATCTGCAACTGCTGCGTTCAAGTCAAGGAATACAGAGAATATGGAAGCATCACTAAAATCATTTATTAAATTAGGGTAGTATGTACTTACATAATTTAATAATTCAGCTCTTATACTCTGAAAGTCTCTAACACCATATGATATTTTTCTATCTGCCATATTATATATTTATTATAACAAAATCACTACCAGCAAAAGTATTATTATTTGTAGTATATTCTATTTTTATTTTTGCTGTATTTTGGTATGTACCATTTCCTGGTGATCTGTAAATTTTATCTGCTGAACTTAATCCAACATCATCAAGATTTAGTTTTGTTGTTTGAACTTCTTCATCTTGAGCAATTGGTTCAATGGTTATATTATTAATAATCAAATTAGGTATATACTTTGAAATAGCATCACGTATGTCATTTTCAATAATATCAAATGATACAATATCCATTGGTTCAAATAAATATTCATAAAGTCTTGTTCCAAAATCAGGAAGATAATATCTGCTCCCTTTTCTTGTTAACAATAAATGCAATAATGCAGACCTAACCTCGTCTGCTGCTGTTTCTGTCATTTTTAAGGCATCACCCCTTGTTGATGTATCAAAAGGAAATTTCACCCCATATGTAAACCCTTCAGGCATTAAAACTTATTTAAATATAAATATATCTTTTTCACAAATTTTAAAATTAATCCAAATAAAAACCCCCAAAATCTAATTTAATAGGATGTTTGGGGGTTTTTTATTTAACAAATTGAATCTATGCTTCGCAACTCACACATTCATTTATATTCCTTGCAAATGATTGTGCTGAACTTTGGCTAAACTGATAATACAAAGTCTTAACACCCTCCTCATGAGCATATAAATATAACTGATTTATATCTTTTGCTGGGACTGATGGATGAATCATCAAGTTAAGTGATTGTGATTGGTCAATATATTTCTGCCTCTGTGCTGCTTGTAATATAAGTTCTTTTGGTGATATTTCAATAAATGATTTAAACACCTCCTTGGTTGGAAAATCCAGATGCTGAACTGATCCATCCTTCTTCAAAATGCTTTCCCAGATTTCTGGCGTATTTAAACCATATTTATCTAACTCAATTTCCAAAAATGGATTCTTATAAATTGTTTTTGATTTTGCCAAATCTTTAATAAAATAATTTGATTTTATTGGCTCAATACCCATACTTACCTGTCCTAAAATAAATGAACTTGATTTGGTTGGTGCTACGGCAATTAATGTTGTATTTGCATAGCCATCTCTTAATGACTTGTAACCTTTTTCCTCAAACAAATATCTTGATGTTGCATCTGATCTTTCCTTAATTGTTTTGAAAATTTGATTATTTAATTGCTTTGCCATCAAAGATTCAAATGGAACTAATTTTGATTGGAATAATGAATGATAACCTAATACCCCCAAACCAATTGCTCTATGTTGTGATGCAAATCTATTAGCCCTCTTCATTCCTGCCATCTTACCAGATTTAAGAATAAATTCATCCATAACTGCATTCAAAAACATAACATAAATCTCAATTGCATCACTATTTTTAATCTCATCCCAATGAAGCAAATTTAATGAACCCAAGCAACAAACAAAAGAATTAAGTGAGTCTGTTGGCAATTGGATTTCTGAACAGTTAAATGTTCTCAAACCATTTGATACAAAGATATGCTCATCATTATCAACTGTTGGACAATATACTGGCTCATTATCTACTTGTTCAATTGCAACAACCTTAACCCCCAACTCACCATTATGTTTTTTGATTGTAATTTTTGATGTATTACTATTCAAAGTTTCAATATTACAATTAATTCCTAAATTACTAAATAATATTTGCAAATCAGAAATAAAATCACTTTGCCCAACATATACCCCATTAAAATTATTATCAGATGTATTAAATAATCCATATAAATAAGATTTAACAGTTTCTTCATTTGATTTCCATATGTATGATGGAACAATGTGTTTAGGTTTATCTTCACTCAAAAGACTATTTGCTGCACCCAACAAATAAGCCTCATCTTGCATATCCAAATCACCAAATAAACCTTTTTCTGTTTGTAAAGCAACATAGTCACCAATTTTTAAATCTTTTGCTTCAACTCTTTGAATTTTACCCATTGTATCATTAAGAACTGGTATTCCATGATTAAATGTCACCTTTTGTGTCATTCCATTTGAATATGTTATTTTCAATATTTCAGCATCTTCATTTCTTAATAACATAGGAGATGATTTAACTGCTTCATTTCCACTAAATAAAACCAATTCCTCACCACTCTCATACAATTCTTTAACAGTCAAATAACCTTTTGATGTAACAACTCTTTGGTCTTCTGTTAAACAAAGATTTGAGGCAGTTATTTCCATACCCAATTCTTTGTATGGTGTTGTGTTATTGTTTGAATTATCTTTGAACATAATATATGGAAAACCAAACTCATTACGCCTTTGAATAACCTTTGCCCATATCTTCCTTTTCTGGGGGTCTCCACCTTTCATATCATTAATCCAGTTATCTGTAACTGTAACACCATATTGCAAATTCTGGATTGGATTGCCTTCTGTTCCAATATCCAAGAACTCCAAAATATCATCATGTTCAATTGGTAGCCAAACTGCACATGCACCCCTCCTTGCTTCTGATTGCTTACAAACATCAACAACTGTATCATATACCCTTGCATAATGAACCGGACCATCTGCTGTACCCCCTGTTGAAATCTTGCTACCCCTAGCCCTAATATTACCAAGATAGGCACTTGTTCCACCACCATATTTTGACATCATTCCAATCTCCCTTCCAGCATTTAAAATACTGTCTAAAGTATCGTCAATATTGGAACCATAACAGTTATGTACAACTACTCCTGACACACTAAAAGAATGATCTTCTTCAACTGTAATATCATAAACATATTCATTATGCGTTTTTTTAGATAAAGAAAATGGACAAAATCTTAATTTATCAAAAATAATGTTAGAATCCTTGTAATTCCTATTTAGTGATATTTTTTTATCATCTTTATAATAAGACACTCTATATACATATTTAGTAGTTGCTAACTTTCCAGCCTTTTCTTGCATTTGAAGACCAACAAAATACCCGCTTCTAAGAGACAATTCATAAATTGACATTGCTAACTTTGGGTTTGATATTGTAAAATATTTATGATTTGATGTTTTTTTTCCATCCCCATCATAAAATCCTTTTACAAATTCTTCAAGCATTTTTTTTGGTAATTCTTTAACCCAAGGTTTAATATTTTTTGTTTTACAAGAATTACCAAATTCAGACTCAAAGTAAGCCGCCAAAATAGTTGAACTTATGTTACAAGTAATCCAATTAATTTCTTTACCATCTCTAACAAGTACTGATTTAGTAAAACTGCCATTAAGTCCTGTTTTGTCTTTAATTATTTTAAGGAATCTATCTACTTTATCTTCTTCATTTACATTCATAGTTATTCTAATACCAGTAGGTTTTCCTTTATTTGTCATTAATGATCCTTCTGCAAACCACAAACCAAGAGCCCAAGCAAAATCTTCATCAACTTCTATATCCAAAACAGATTTTGCACGATACATTCCATTTTCATTTTGAACTGGAGTTTTAAAATTAATTTTATGGTTTTTTTCAATATGCTCTATAAAATAATTGGTAGCTATATAATGTTTTTTATCATCAAGTTCATCTACCCTTACCCATCCAAGATTTGTTAAAACAGGGTGATTACCAGTTATTTTAATAGGTGTTAATCTTGTTTGTACTTTTAATTCAAAAATATCATTATCAGACATTCGTACTTGTTTGTTTGTTACTTTGCGGTATCTACCTTTATGTGTTAAAACTAAGTCTCCAATTTCTATATCTTTAATTTGTTTACCACCTTCATCATAAGTATTTATCCATGAATCACCTGCTAGACAACTAATTGGTAATCCTTTCTCCTTACCAAAATTAATCCATACAGGTGTTGATAGGCTATAAAAACCCCTTGCCATATAGTCTTCAAACTTGGTAGCAAACCCATCAATCTTTAAATATTCTTCTGCTTTATTTGCAATATCTTTTATTCTTTGCTCAGGGGTTTCATTAATATACCCCCTTGATAAGAAAAGCCTACTCTCATCATTTAGCCAATAATATTTTTCTTTATTCATTTTATTTGTTTTTTTAAAATAAGTCATCCTCTGTTATGCTCTTGCTTTTTTTATTATAATCCACTGATTTCTTATAGAAGAAATCCCCCTCCTTTGTTGATAAAATCTCCACATCAAACCATAATGTTTTTTCAATCTCTGTAAAATCAACATCAAATATTGACTTCATTCCAATTCTATTTAATGAATTATTAAATCTATTTTGAATGAATTGTTTAATTGTTTCTTTTGATAAGAAAGTTAATTCACCATTCTCAAATATCCAATCCAATATTCCACATTCAGCAGCATATGCTTTCTTGCAAGCTGATACAACCAATGCTTCAAACTCTTCATCAAACCATTCTGGATTTTCTTGCTTAATAATATTGATAAGTTCTGATCCAAAATTGCCATGAATTTCTTCCTCTTTTGAGGTGGCTTCAACTACATTTGAAATACCCTTGAATAAATTCTTTTCCTTATTAAAGGACATCATAATCAAGAACTGGCTAAACAAACTTACATGTTCAATAAACAATGAAAATAATAATACAGACTTTGTGTACATTTTATTCTCTTTGCTCCTAGTTCCATCCAAATATTTTGTTAAGTAATTGATTCTGTTCTTTATGGCAGGGATTTCAATAACAGTCTGGAACTCATCCTCCAATCCAAGAATTCTTAATAATTGAGCATAAGCATCCTTATGGCGAACTTCCGAGTTTCCTGAAATTAAAACTTTATCATTGTATCTAGTCACAATACATCCAGTAGGAACTGTAACACAATAGATGTTACCATCATAATCTTCAATGGTAGGTGTATATGTTATTGAGGAATAAGGCTCTGTGTTTACAAAACTAATAGTATATACATCTTTATCATTAGTTATATCAACTGCATATCCAGCAAAAATACCTATAACTTGCAACTTATCTGCAAATAATTTACTAATAGTTTGATACTTAATAACATATTCACCATTTTGATTATCACTATCAAGTTTAAATACCCCCAATTTTGTTAATTCATCAATAAAGGAATTGCACCATTTTTCAGATTTGTTTGATAAGTCAACCCAATCAAAGTTTTCAATATTAAGTTTATCCTCTAAACTCAACTCATCAACCCCCTCATTAACAAATTTACCAGAAAAAGGCAATTTCATATCACTACTAAATTTAGCAATATCTTTTATAGCTCTTTTTATAATATTACCACTCCTTGTTTTGTAGTAGATATTATGGTTGGGGGTTAGTAATGCATTGTATGTTTGGTTCTCAATCCTGTGCATTTTTCCCTTATAAGGTTCATTGATAACATTACTTGGTAAAACAGATGTCATTGTATTTGTTTCTAAATCATACTGAATGACTTCTGTATTGATATCAATATCCTTAAAGTTAACCCAGCCTTTGGGTGTTAGTATTTCAGTACCCTCACCATGACATTCTGCAAAGGTCATACCAACATCACCAATTTCAGTTATTGGCATTCTTTTATAGAGATCAGCCCAGAATGTTTTAACATTCACCTCAATTTGTGCAATTGCCAACATTGTCCTTTTAATAACCTCTCTTTCCTCATTTGATATCTTTGTTCTATAATCATCAATATCAGTTGTGAAATTGAATTCAGTATTATGTGTTACAAATCCATTACACACCCATGCAGGGTATTCTTTATTATCCACACTAACACAATAAACATAATCATCATAAAGATATTCTAAAGATAAAAATCTAGCTTCAATTATTGGATTAGATTTATTTGGATTTGTGATTTCCCTATGCACTTTACCCCTTGATTCAAATAAGTTTGTAAATTCATTAATTAGCTTAACTGATTCATAATGTGTTACTTCAATTGTGTAGTTATCTTTAACATTATATAAATCACAACCACCTTTACCATCTGGCATTAATTGCTTAGAACCATTTTTTTTATAAACTGTTGATTTAATACCTAAATTAAGTAATAATAATTGTATTTCACATATAAAATCATAATTACTTTGTGATATTTTTATAGATTGATGTTTTTTACTCTGATAAACACACCCATCAGTAATATACAAACCTTTTAAATAACTTTTAATAGTTTCTTCAGTACCTCTCCAAACCAATTTAGGAACAACACCCTTAACAAATGTATATGGTATTCTTTTGGAAATCATTTTCCTACTTCTAACATTTTGGCTAGTTATATGCTCTGCACCAAATGTTGGAACTTTACCTTTTAAGTCATAATGAGAATAAACTTTATTTAAGGCTAATTCTAATTCATCAATGAAATGATATTTATGACTCCAAACATGCCAAGCATATCCATTCCCATGATTATGACCATCCCCTTGGTAGTGCCCTATTAGAAAAGCCAATTCAGGAAAATGTTCATTACCAAATAAACCTTTTTTTGTTTGTATTATTAATTTATCATCAACAACCAAATCTTTAACTTCTTTCCAACCATCTTTGGTTAATACCCTATGATCATTAGTCACATCATGTACATAACCCTCTTTTGTTGTTAGTCTATATATACTTCTATGACCAGTCCTTATCATCTTTGATGATTTAACTTCTTTAACCCCATCAAATAAAATCAATTCTTTATCCTGTTCATACAATTCTTTAACAGTAAACATACCTTCACTAGACACTACACGTTGGTTATCTCCAACACAATGAAGCCAGTAAGCATGTCTAATTGCATCCTTATATGCTAATAAGGATGGATATTCATAAGGCAAAATATTCACCCTCTTTTCAAAAATGTTCTTCATATATTTTTTTTTATTGGTTAAGATAAATATGAAACCAGAAAATAAAAGTATCCAATTTTGATTATAAAATCAATTTTTTATAAAAAATTATCATTGCTATTTTTCTTAACCAATAATTCTTTAATCCTTTCTTTCTTGCGCTCCACTTGTTGTTCTTCAAATCCTAAAAATGTTGCTGTTGTGTCTGTGTCAATTTCAAGCATTTCATTATCAAACTTGCAATTCTCAAATACAATGCCATCTTTACCAATCCTTGACTTGGTTATTGCAACTGTGGCCAAGTTCATCTCCTTCTGTTGCAAACTCTTTGCAATACTAATAATAACATGTCCAACCTGGGCTTTCTTAATTGAACCCCCCATCTGGTCATTCGTTACCACATTTGCAGAAATAGATGAGTTGTGTGTGTAAATGTCATTGGCATAAAACATATGGGTATCATCAACAGTAATGTCAATTGTATCCTCTTCACCTACCAATTCAATTGATTCAATTTCATCAAAAATATTATTCTTATCTTTAATAAAAAGCGTATTACCAACAGACAAACCACTATCAATGGATAAGAACCCCCCACCTAATGTTGGAAATTTGTGCTTTGCTGACACTTTTATTTCCTTTCCACTTTTTGTCTTAATTCTATAAACAGGCTGCTTCTCAATAGGAAATATATAACTAATTGCTTTATATCCTTTATGAGTTAGAATATTATCTCCAACAACAACATCCTTTATTTGAACCAATCCTTTATTCTCAATATCCACAATAGTATCTAAAGAAACACATCTATTTCCTTGCGTACCAAGCCATCCAGCAATATTCAACTCATGACACATAGCCTCAAAATGACGAATAACTGATCCTTCATTTTTCCAATCATCACCACCTTGTCTATCTGGAACAACACAATCAATATAATCCAAAACAACCAAATCAAGTTTAATACCATCAGCAATCACTTTTCTAATCTGATTCTTTATCTGATTCATTGTTAATGTGTCAGATGGTAACTTCTTTAATATTAATTTATTTGTATGGGATTCTTTTATATTATTAACAGTTTCAAAAACAACATCTTTATGATTTGGCAATTCATCTGGTGATATCTTTGTCCATAGGGTTATATGCTTTCTCTGAATGATTTTTGGATTATCTTCAAAAAAGATATGCAACACATTATAATTATTATTGAATGCTGTGTTTGCAATTAAGGTCAATAGAGTTGATTTGCCAATACCTGGGCCAGCAAATACTATTCCTACCTCACCTTTTGCCAAACCCCCCTTTAAAAGGAAATCTATGCCCTTCACACCCATTGGTATTGGGTGTCTATAATCCTCATCTAATACACCAACCAAATCATTAAAAACCTCAAAACCATTTGTCTCTTTAACACCAACTTGTAAAGCATATCTTAATAAAGTTTCAAGTTGATCATAAGATTCAAAATCTCCCTCATTAATTACCTTCTGTGCTTTTTCCAGAACAATCTTAACTTCTTCTTGTTTACAGAATTTTAATGCTTTCTCTTGAACTAATTCAACACCATCAAGGGGGGCATTACTAATATTTGTTATTGTATCAATAACAATCTTTAATGCCAATTCTTGGGAAATTTCAGACTTGGCAATCATATTCAATGTCTCAAAGTTTGGGGCAGCATCATATTTCTTATGATATTCCTTAATCATCTGAATGATTAACTTAAAATACTTATTCTCAAAATAAGATATCTTAATGAAATCTAATATTGCTCTTGCAAACTCCTTATCCAATATAATTTGATTGATTAGTTGCAGTTGGAATGTTTGACCCAAGTAATCAAAATTCTTTGACATAAAAAAATATTAGTGGTTAGACAATAAATTCTTCTCTAAATACTGGTGTGTTAAATTCTCACTTATTAGGATATTTGTTAATTCTTTTAAAGAATCCTTAATGAAGTGTCTAATGTCAACAGTGTACCTAACTTTTGGTGGATATTGCTTTCCATCAAGAATTCTATGAGATACAATCTGATCTGCAATTTTAACATAAATGTTAAATAATTCTGGCTCATCTGTTGATGAAGTTTCCATAATGGTTGGGTCATACAAAATGCTATCTTTGTTGTCAACAAGATAACCTATTGATTTCATCTTTAAATACTTTTCAAGGTCATCAGAAAAGTATTTAACAAAATCATAAATTTCCAAAGAATCCTTTGCATTTGGATTAATGTTTTTAATGTTTAAAAATCTTTGAACAATAATGTTGTTGTTTAATGTTAATAAAAACTCCACCTTTGTTGTTTCGCTCTGTCTCATAATTGTTTGTTTAATTTATTAATTTTTTTTCTCTTTTCTACTTAATTTCATAAATGGTCTAACAAAATCAACCCAAGCATCTTCTCTCTTTGGTAAGAACTTAAAGAATCCATCATCCCTCATTAATTTTAATAAGTTCTTATAACTTCTGTCAGTTGGGTCTAATTTTTCACTATAAATCTCCTGCACCATTTTCTTGCCTTCATCTGTTATAAGTGGATTTTTTAAATCAATTATTTTACCAGTTGTTTCAAAAAACTCATCCCCAACCAAACCAGATTTACTAACACCAGATATTATATTATTCAAAGTTTTACTCTTGGTTTGTTCATACATTAACTTTGCCTCACTTATAATTTCATTCAATGTATAATCCCTTTTTTCAAAATTTGGAAACAATGTTTTTAATTTCTTTTCTCCAAAATTTGCTATGCCATATATATTATCTGATGTATCCCCAACTAAGACTTTATAAACATAGACATTATTATGGGGAATATCAATATCTTTAAAGTTTATTAAATCTCCATTCTTATAATAAACCTTAGAAACTGGTGAATATATTGTTACATTATTTTTAATTAATTGTGTTAAATCTTTATCACCAGAAAAAATAATCATATTCTCATCATTTGCCACTTGTGTGTAATTGGCAATTAAATCATCAGCCTCATTCTGATCCACCTGGCATTGTCTAACAAATATTTCTTCAAGATAATCCTTAACTCTATCCCTCTGATATAAGTATGATTCATATTTGTGTTCATCCATAGAAATCCTACGGTTTTCCTTATACCTTGGGTATATGTTTTTTCTTACTAGTGAATTTTCATTCCCATCCCAGAATACAACAACTTTATCATGATTATGTTTTTCAAGAAATAATCTTATTGTATTTAAAAAATGGAAAACCCCACCAATATGTTTTCCTTCAGAATAAAATTCACGGACACCATGAAAACCAATTGTAAATAAATTGTTTCCATCTATTAGTAGGGTTTTCTTCATGTTATTCAAAAATTATAGTTTCCTCTTCTTCTTTTTCAGAGAATGTAATATCTCCATCCCCAGATAAAATACCATTCCAGTATTGTGAATATTCTTTCTTATACTTTTCAATGGATTCTTTTGTATCAGGTAAATAACCTTGGGGAACAGCCAGTATTTTGCCATCCTTATATGCTATACCTGTTACATGGTTCTTCAATATAGACACTTTTGTTCTAATTGCATAGGAAACAGTTCTACCATTCTTT